GTAATTCTATCGTGCAGATTGTTTCTTTAAAAACTACTTTCTTCGCCTTATTATTTAACTCTTTCATTTGACTTTTAGTAAGAACAATCTCCCCCTCATTGGGTAGAATGAATATGTTCTTGCCATATATAAAACCTCCTCCACAGCCTTTCATTTTAACAAACTCCTCATATCTGTCCGTATTTTATTATCTTTAAGCGAACTCATCACCGGCCCAACAATAGCCGCCGGATTTCTTCGGCACATATCATTAAAAGATTTCGCGTCCACGGCCGTAATAACGAAATTATTGTTAGTGGTTGTTGCTTCTTTATCCTGACTTCCAATCGCTTGCATCTGCCCTTTAGTAAATACACCTTCACCTTTTTGCAGAATTGCCGGATACTCACTGGGTAACAGACCGCCATGAAAACGCGGAGCATTGGCAAAGGCATAAGTAGGCATTGAACGCGTAGGAGCATAATCTTCTCCGACAACTCCACCACCATGCCATATAGTGTTTTCTGTAAACAAACCGCTTATCGAAGAAAATAGACTCCCTAAAAGTCCGCCACCACTTCCACCTGTAGCACCACCAAACAAGTTGACTTGTAGTGCCTGCATCTGCATTTTAATCAAACCAGTTATCATGTTATCAATAAGTGATGAAAAATCTAGTTTGCCGGTTTTTACAAAAGTCACCAAAGCATCGGTCATATCGTTAAATACTGTTTTTGTGACATCGGCCATTTGTTTGCCGGTATTTGTATATTCCTTAATCATGTCGTTGTAGCCTTTTTCCATTCCACCGAAGAACGTAGTTTCATATATTTCCTTTTCTTTTATTGCGGCTTCTTGCGCCAGTGTTAAGGATTTAAGGTGCGTGTCGGCATTGAGAGCAATTAGTTTATTGTTAATAAATGCTTTATCAGATAGTTTTAACTTGTCCTCGCGTGATCGCGCTTGCGCTTCCGCAGTGATTTCGGTTATTGCTCTATCTTTATATTCTGTTAAAAGTCCTTCCCTCGCATGAATTGAAGTTAATTGCGATTCCAGTTCATTCCCGGCGGTAAATTTAATTAACTCCTCATTATATTTAATATTTAATTCTTGTTCGGCGTAATAATCCTTATTAGCCGCTTTCATAACTTCAAGGGCAGATTTCGCACTGGCTACACGCGAAGAATCCGCTCTCATGGCAATATTCAAGGCATCTTGTGCGTTTTTGAGGTTTTGTGCGGCTACTCCGCTTCCGGTTCCAGTTCCAGTTCCTTGCGCCACAGTTTCAGGTGGTTTTCCACCGCCCCACAACCCTTTAATTTTGTCAATCAATGGGCCGGGATCAAATCTCGAAAACATCACAAACATTGCTTCCGCCCACTGTAACGCCGGAGCACCTGCGGTGATGAGAAACTTTCCCCATGCTTCTTGATAATCTTTTAAAATAGCTCTATTGCGTTGGAGTTGTTCGGACATATTGGCTTGAGCACCGCCAAACTTTTCAACATTGACTTCTCCGCGAGCAATGGCCAGATTATATAAGGTAATGTCAGTTTCACCTTGCTTTATGGCTTGACTGACTTTTAACGATTCTTCTTTTGTGATTAAGCCGTAACGCACTAATGCTCTCGGCAAATTTGTTCCTAGTGCATTGGTAATATTTTCAAAAGCAGTCTTTACATCTTCCCCCGCATATCTGGCAGCGACACGTGCAACTTCCATGATATTAACTAACTGATCTCCACTAAGACCCAGAACCATACCTTTGACAGCCTCTTGCATAATATCAGAATCATCAATTGTTCCGGCAGCAACTCTTTTTAAATTAGCAAGAATTATATCCGCACTTTGACCACTCGCGGCAGCAACCATTCTGAAGGATTGCTCGGCTTGCTGGGCTTTCGCTCCCATCTCGACGTATTCCATTGCTTTAGAAACAATGACCCACCCCGCCGCAATAGCAGCAGTAACGGCCAGCCAATTTGTTTTGAGGGATTGAAGTAATGTTTGCTGTTGCCCGAATTGCTGTGTATTTAAAGCATTGAGTTTTGCGTTCTTGGCTTCTTCCGCCCGCATAATATCGTTGGCAGTAGCCTTAGAGCTATTGGCAATCTGTTCGAAAGAGTTCATTATCTTCTGCCGCATTAAATCCATTTCAGCAGAAGATTTAACTCCAAGGTTACGAAAATTTTGTTCAATATTTAAAGTTGTAGAAGTGGCACTTCTTAAAAGTTCCTGTTGGCCTTTTGTATAACGCGAAGCATCAAGATCAATTTCTGCAAAGATAGTTCCAACTGGTTGAGGCATTAAGCACCTTCAATAATAGATTTTATTTGTGATCGCGAACTATTTAACGCCGGTCTTAAAAAAGGTTTTGCCGACATCTTGGTTGTTCCATATTCGACAAACCGCGCATAGAACACCTTGCGACTCCCGGCGTATATCCTAATATTTCTTTTATCATCACCATAAAGCCGCACAACGCGGATTGAGGCTTTTAATGCCCCGGACTCTCTCGCCGTCCAATCCTTACCGCCGACCTTACCTGAAACATTTTTGCCGACTGGACAACGTGCCTTTGCATTACTCGCTACAACTTCAGCGGCCTTTTGGAGACGATCCATAGCGTTGCCAAATATTTCTTTGTCACCTACTTTTGGATTCCAATTAGCTACGCGCATTACTTTTTCCTTAAAACAGATGGTATCTTGCCACAATATTTGCACCTAGACGATACTCTCTTTTTAGTTATCTTCAGTGGTTGCCACACTTTTCCACAATCGCAAATAAATTGCATCACTCCGCCTTCCTTTCTTTCAAAAAGTGATGAAATGTTTTATATACTTTGTGAAAACACTCTTGTTGATCTTCCACTTCGTATAAATCCATGACGATCTTTACCGCCTGAAAGTTTAAGTCCACCACTTCTCCCATCCCCGTTAAAATTATTTGCCCCCGACACATCATAAAAACCGTAGCGGCTTCTTCGTTTTCTTCGAGTAAATCTACCCTGCATATTTCGCAACGCGATTCGCTCCACAGTATGCCGTTTAGAGTTGTCTTTTTGCATCCTGGGCATTCCGGGGCGTATTCCTCCGCCCAAGAAATCCAGTCAATCAGTTTTTTTCAGACTGTGCCTCATCGTTTGCCGTTGCTAATTTTAAAAGACAGTCACCAATAAAAGAGGAAAACTTAATTGATTTGTCCATTAATAAAAGCTTATTTTCTTTCGTGCAGGGAATAGGTTTCTTTTCAACGTCAAAGAACTTTTCCCAATCAACGATACAAAAATCCCATATCAATTCATTCTGCAAGTCGGTATTGACATCCTCATCAATTACACGTTTTCCATCTTTCCATTCTTTTTTAATAGTCACAGTCTGTTTGCGGATTGTCCGCAGATCACCGCCAGCGCAAACTCGCAGGCACACTCTCCCCCCATCTTTAAAGTCAAACCACGTGCCAGGGTTCAAGTTCTTTAAATTAAATGTAGTCATATAACTACTCGCCCTTTCTGTTGCTCACGCAACTGTTATGTTCCGACCCTCTCCAGATACGCGCCGGAAATCTGCGCATCAAATTTCACCTTTCCGATTCCGTTCCTAGGCATTGTCGTAGGTTCGCCACCAGCCGTGACGAAAATTTCTCCTCCTGCTCCCACTTGCCAATAAGCAGTTGCAGTCTCGTACAGATAGAGATTCGTGATTCCCAGTCCGCTCTTTGCCACTGTCATAAGTGCCGCCTGTCCGGTCGTGTCGGCAGGATCGTAATTGCCACTAAAACTGATCGTCCCTGCATCGCCTAACTGCAAAGCAATGTAATGCGCCGCCCCGGTATCCCCAAACGCAGGGTCTTTCTTGACCAGTTCCATTTTGAAACCGCTTGCCGACCATTCCGTGATTTCGGCGAGAACAACACTGCCATACATCACCTTCCCAGATTTCCCCGATAATTTTGCCATTTTAACTGCCTCCTAATATTAAGTTATTTCTTTTTTATGCCGCCGTTTCCTCTTTATCTTCCACAAACCCAATAGCGGTTGTGTAGACCCGTCCCGCCTTGTTATACTTTTGATAAAGCCATTTAAAGTTGTCACAAAACTTTTCATCCGGGTGCCATGTAAATGATCTTGAACAATAATGCTCGCATGGGGCGTCTATAATCCATACCGTCCCGCCGCGTTCCCATGTCTGTAAAACGCAAAGGGTTCCGTAAAGATCAAAACCATCGAGTCCCTCGTCAAACCGAAAACCTGATTTCATATTTACAATGATACAGGAAATTGATGATCCGTTGCGTAGGGTGTCGGCACTTGCATGTTACGAATTACCCCGCATATATCCCCCTTCATGTCTTTCCCAATCGGCCCCGCAACGACCCATGATTTCGGCAACAATTTTAATTGGTCTGTTACCCGGTCAACCCATCCTTGCCGGTAATACATATCTTGATGAGTAAGCACGGCGATGTCCGCGCCTTCGCTTTCCATTATATCCAGAAGTTTATTCAGTCCCTTCGTAGCCGATTCAGGTTCTTTAATAAAATGCATATCTCCATTGATCCCCGACTTTCTTAATATTGCATCGAGTTTCAGTGGATCGTTTACCAAGACGCCGAAGGAAATTTTCACGGGTATTTGATTTACGCCCGCAATGCCTATACAGTCGGTTTTATTTTTGCCGATTCGTAAAACTTTAACACCTGCGATTTTTTCAAGGAGAAATCTCATCCCATCAGGAAGGATTCTCCAACAGTCCTGCGGATATCTATGCTCTTCCCATATCCACGGCGCAATCATGCACATAATTCCATTTCTTTTCATCACCCGCGCTGCCTCTTTTATGAAGGCGTGCAAATCCTCAACATGTTCTATGCAAGAACCGGAAATCACAACATCGAAAGCCCCATCGTTAAGGGGATAATGATAAGGTTCGGGGGAAACAATATCCACATTTTTACCGGCTATTAAGTCAAGTCCGGTATATTTCCATTTCGGATTATCAAACAAGGGTTTATAAGTTCCGAACACGTCGAGGCTTCCAATATCCAAAATTGAAAGTTCCCTACTTTTATCCAGATACCTTTCAATAAAGTTTTTCATTTCATTATAAGATGATTCGTGCATTATTTTCCTTTCTACGCCGTTTCGGTTATTATCTCAAAATCCACCGCATAATGTTTCACCGTTGTCGTTCCATCGGCCACGGTAATATCTTCAACCATCGTCGTTAAATTCGTTTCGTGCATATCAATAAGAGTATTGCTAGTTATAGTCAAAGTACAATCATCAAAGAGGCTATGTAAATCGTTATACATAGTCGTTATTTCCACCGCACTTTCCGAAGCAGAAAATAAAGAAAACTGAATTAAAATATTCCGTCCTTTCTTGTTAAAAACATCGTCCGGCGTGCCACTTACAATAAAATAAACTGCATAGGGAAACTCTGTTTCTGCCGGTGCTCGATTGCGGTATAATCTTCCATTAATATCGTTATAGAAAGCATTGTGGTTTCCACCTATCGTTTCCGAAAAATGCGTCATCATGGCTGTTAATAAATTATTCAAA